CTTCGGTAGGTGCTTCAACTACAGGTTCAACAACTTCAGCAACTGGTTCTGCTACTGCTTTCTTTGTTGATCTCTTCTTAGTTTCTTTCTTTGGTTCTTCAACAACTACTTCGGTAGGTGCTTCAACTACAGGTTCCACAACTTCAACAGGTTGTTGTTCATCTGGATTTACAAGTTGATTGCGTTTCTGGAGTTCCTTTGTTACGGTTGACATATTGCAACAGATTTTATCTATTTCATCTTCAATGGCTGTTTTCTTATTCATTTCTTCAGACCATTCGTGTTTAAGTTTTTGAAACTCACTTCCTAGTTGTTCATCAGTCATTTTAGAAAAATCCATGCTGGTTTCCATTTCTGTTTAATTATAATATTACTAATGTATGTTATCTTTATGCCATATATTTAAAAATTCAATTTTTTTATTAAATTCAAATATACTAATATATGTATACACGAATTTTGTTTAGTCCAATAATTAAATATATTATCATCTTAATCATCACATATATGTATTTAAATAGTATTCAAATAGAACCTAAAAAAATTACACATGTTCTAATTTATACCTTAATACTTTCGATTGCGATTGACATATATATGTTCAAAAATTTCTTATTTTTAATACAACAAAATAAAATTGATTATGATAAAAAATAATGGATTTTTCACGAAATATAAAGAAATAATTAGTAATATTCCGTAGTACTAATGAAATATATTTTAATTAATCAAACTGAAAAAATACATCAAAAATACAAATCAGACGACTTAAATGAATTAGTTCAGGAATTCCAAGGACATATTATGTATGATATAAATTTATTAAAATCATTTGGTTTTTCTGATCTAAATAAAATTTACGAATCATATGTAATTTATAAATATACAAAATCTCCAATCTCAAAAAAATATATTATAGTTGATACATTAAAATATGATGAAAAATTAAAAACATTCAAAACCATTGAGCAAGTAAAAGACGAACCTATTTCGTCTCAAAAATCTGTTGATAATGCTATTGATATTATTAAACCAACTATTTCAAATCTTCTCCAACAAACAGATGATTTTTTTCAAAAAAAGGATGAAATCAAATTATTCGATATTTCGTATCGTAAAAATAAAATAGAAGAGGATGAAATTTCAGAAACTACTTCAGAAGAATCACATGATGAAGAAACAGATATTGAAACATCAGAAGAGGATAAAATTTCAGAATCGAGTAGTGATTCTTCCGAAGATGAAGAAACTGAAGATGAAAATATTGAGGAATTATCTGATAGTGTTGATGCATCTTATCTTAAACAAATCAAAGAAAAAATAAACCGTTTGAAAAAACTTCAATCTGAAAAAGAAGACAAAATTAAAAAATATGATGAACAACATCACGAAATTCAGGAGCATATTGCTGATTCAATATGTGAAATAAATTTAACAAAAAAACAGGATAAATTTAAGAAAGAAAAATATGATGAAGGAAAAAGAAAATTTGATATTGATAAAGAAGTCTTTCTTAAAATAAAAGATGAAAATAATTGTAAAAATAAATTACCTCCATTTTTCATTCATACATTTGATATTTTAAAGGAAATGGATGAAAATAATCAAATCAATGATGAAAAATCATATGATATTTTTTTAGAAAAATATGAACAATATACAAAATCACACACTATTAACAACGATGATGATCGTTATGGAATTCTTTAGTCGAAATATCTTTCTAAGGCTCTTTTATATCTATTGAAAACTGTTCTATTAGTTTTCCAATTTTTTTCGGTTATTTCATACTCTAAATATAAGAATATGAATGCACTTTTTTTATCTTCAATCCATTTTGGAAAAATTCCTTGTTGTATCAAAGATGCAAGATTTCTTTCAGTTAATAAATGATACAATGTTCGATATTCAACATATTTCATAAATGAACAGAAAATTGGAGGTCTCGGTTTCCAAGAAAAATATTCAATATATTCATCGTATGTTCTAATATTTTTATTTATAAATTGAAGAATATTTTTCATTAACACAGTATTTTCCAAACCATTCATAAAGGAATATGATAAACGTAATAATTCTTCTTTCTCTTTTTCTGTTAAATCCATGATCCATCTCGGCAACATGTTATTAACAACATATTTTGATAATAACATTTCTTGTGATGAATTATTATTTTCATACATTAGTGAATTTGGAAATAATTCATTTGGAATATTATCACTGGAAATAATTAATGTTTTACTATTCAAATATTCTTTATCATCTAGAAAATAATCAATATAAGTAATTATTTTTAGATTTAATTCTAATAGATGATAATTATTGCGTAAATGTTCGAATTTTGATACTGATTCGTTCTCCATAACTATAATTAAACATTTCGGTTTGCATACTCTCAGAAATTCATCAAGAAAATCAAGAATATAATTTGGAAATATTGCAACACATATTTTATTTTGTAAAGATATTCTATCAACAATAAATCTTTCAAATGACATTTTATTTATTGTATAAAATTTTGCGTCTGTAGATGTTTCAAGTTGACGAGTTGCATCATATGCTTCAATTATTGTTGGTTTATCATCCGACATAAAATTCGAATATAGATTTGAAAATAATCCTAATCCAGCATATAATTCTACAACATGATTAACATTCAAAAAATTCTGAATAATTTTAATACAATTCATAAATTCAGAAGTTGGAATAGAATATAATGCCATTTGTTTATTATGTTCATATCCATCTAATCCTAATAGTAATCTTCTTACACAATTATTTCTTTTTGTATTTTCTTCAGTTTTGAAAATATTAGCTAAAAAATCATAACTTCCATTGTCTTTGATAACAATAGGTGTAGTAATTCTATCATATAAAAATGTACTGATAATTTTTTCACTATCTGACATGTCCATATTTATTGATAATAAATATTATCAATAAATTCGTGTAATAATTATGTTTTTCATTTTTTCAAAATTTAATGCATTTTTTATCAATGAAAAAAATGTATTATTATAATATTAAAATGAATGCTTGTGATATAATCAATAATAAATACATCATAATTACACAAGTTGGTTCCGGTAATTTTTGCAAGGTTTGGTTAGGATTGGATTTTAAAAAATCAAAATATGTTGCTATCAAAATTTTTAATGATGAAAATATGAATTCAGGATACAATGAAATAGATGTTCTACAAAAAATTAAAAAACATAATTATCAATATTGTATTTCTTTTATTGAATATTTTGAATATAAACAACATCTTTTTATTATTCAAGAATTAATGGTAGGTTCTCTCTATAGTATTATTAAAACACAATTTCCAAATGGACTACCAATCGAAATTATTAAAAAAATATCGTTTCAACTAATACAAGCGTTAAATTTTATTCATACTACATTAAAAATTATTCATGCTGATTTTAAACCTGAAAATATTCTTTTAGTGGGACATTCTCTCGCTGTTGAAAATATCATCGGTCGAATTAAATTAAATCAACACAAAAATGAAACAATAAAAAATTTAGCAATACGTATTAAAAGTATTTTAATTGAAATAGCAAAAGAACAAATTTCTGATTTAGATATTTATGAATCTGAAAATTCAACGGAATATACAAATAAGTCTGATTCATCAGTTTCTGAATGTAGTATTAATACAGATTCAGATATTAGTTCAACACATGATTCAGTTATTAGTCATGGTTGTTTAGATTCTGATATGGAAAATGATTTTGAAAATAAAATCATTAAAGTTGTGAGTGATGAATATTTGAAAAACCCGCGAATTGTTTTAGCTGATTTTGGAAATTATAAAGAATTAACTGATGATTTAAAAAATTATAGTGATTTTCAAACAAGACATTATAGGGCGCCAGAAATTATTTTAAGATTAGAAACAAATGAAAAAACTGATATATGGGCTTTAGGTTGTTCAATTTATGAATTAGTGACTGGTCATATTTTATTTGATCCTAGAAAAAAATATAATTCAACATGTGATTTACAACATTTACATGATATTCAAAATATTTCTGGATTGTTTCCAGAATATTTTTATCAGAGTAGAAAAAATAATGTATTCTTCCGTAATAATATTTTACTACAAAAAATGCAACCATTAAAATCTGAATATCTTATCACTTTATTAAGAAAACATACTCATTTAAATGAAAATGAATTTGAAAAATTAAATCAATTCATTCTTTTATTATTAACAAATGATTACAATCACCGTCCCTCTGCTAAACAAATTTTGAAATTAGATTGGTTCAAATAAAAAAATCACATTGTTGTAAATATATACTAATCTAAATAATCATTAATTAAAAAAATTTTAATTATTAATATTATAATGTCGGAACAAAGCGCTTTACCTAATCCATATAATGATAATGATAAAACTTTTTCATCTTTTTATAATATTCCACGTCATCAACAAGATGGACGAGTCGAGATTGGAAATCAATGTATAACGATGCAAGATGATGAAAAATTAACCTTACTGGATTGCGTAGATTCTCCAGAGCAAGAATGGCAATTTAGTAATTATAATATTATACACCGTGATTCTGGAAAATGTTTAGATAATGGTACTCCAATGGAATTGGTTGAATGTGATTTAAATAATAGAGGTTCTTTCATCGATACCGAGGAACAAGATATTAAAAATCCATCATGGAATAAGAAATTCGGTAAAAATGTAGTTTTGGTATCTGCTGATAATCCGTGGTATATTAATACTAACACAACAGAAATCATGGAACATAAGCCATATCCGGCAGAAGGAGAATATCGGATTGATAATTATAAACCATTTGCAACAGTACCAACAAAACAAAAACAACCCACGATGAAAACACAACCAGAACTCGGTGTTGAATATTTCGGTAATATTTTCAATCCCTTATCTCACGAAGAACGAGTTGTTAATTTTATTTGTTATCTATTAATAATTATTATTGCTATTCAATTAATTTATTTGTATTTCAAGAAAAATTAAATTCATAATATGTTATTTATCATATTATGATTCAACGTTGTCTTTGATCATCTGATAATCTGTAGCGATTCATCGGTTTATTTTGGGATTGAATTAGTATTTTTTCCATACTCAAATTATTAAGTTGTTCTGGTATCATATCTATTTTTTTACGATTATATAAATATGCCATGGAATTAAAAATATAAAAATCAGTCTTAAAAGGATTGTCTTTTTCATATTGTGGTATTTTACTAAATTTACTAACAAGTTCATTGAGTAAAAAACAATTATTTTCAACAATCCAGATATATAAATTAGCAATTGTATTATTAATTTCAACAGTAAAATTTTTGTATGTTTTATCGTACAATTGATATATACGATCAACTGTTTTTTTATCTCCAAGTCTTTTTAAAATGGTATCAGGTGATAATTTTTTCATAACATCTAATTGGTGGTATCTAAATTGAGGCAATAATTCAATATTTAAAACACCATAATCTTCATATTTTTTCTTCCCGAATTTTAAATAATTATAAAAATCCATACATACTGTTCCTCCGTAAAATTTTGTTATTTGATTATTATCACTGAGAATTTCCATATAATCACAAGATAGATAATCGGCATATAAAATAATGTTTGGAATATCAAAATAATATGAAATCGATGCTATTAATGTTAAAAAATTGTCTCCCGAAATAACATCATCTCTATTTAATGTTGTATATTTGATATGATAATTGACATACATGTATGGAACATCATATTGTTCACCAATTTCAATTACAAATAATAAATGATTATTAAATATACAATACATCGAATATCCATTCTTTGTTCTTGATTGATAATAATCACCATACACACCGGAACTATCATACCATTCTGAATTAATAATAAATTTTTGTTCTCCAATAACAACAGAAAATTGACTCATACGATTAACATTATTATTGACAAATTGATGGATTTTTTCTTCAATTGTAATAGCATCGGATTTTTTCAGTTGTAGAAAATCTACTGGTGTATCTGCCAGATCATAAATTGGTCGTTCTGGGAATATAATTGGGGTATCTCCTTTCGTCGATAGGGTATCTCCTGTAGTCGATAGGGTATTTCCAACCACTTCAAATTCGTACATAGTTCTCACTTTATTACTGATAGTTTTATCAATATGATAATAAATACTTTTCTCATCTTTTCTTAATAATTTTAATTTGGTATTAGGTGCTAAAATAATTTCTTCTTCTTTTGGAAATAAAGAAAATGGTTCAATACACAATGCACAACCTTGAACAGTTTCTGGTAATTTAATCTTCATTAAAATCCAACCGAATTTGTAATTTTCATTATGATAAAATGGATCACGTGTTGTACTCATAAATCCTTTTTCAACAAATTCCTCTCCAATTTTTAATGTTGATAAGAAACTATCTGTTTGGACGAAACGATACAAAATATATGTTTTATCAAATTTAGGAGCACTTAAAATTAATTTCCACATAGGTTGAATTAATGATTCTAAATGTTTATTTTGACAATTGTACGCTACCTGACCTCTTAAATATTGATTCATAAAATAACTTCCTTGTAGAGAATAATATTGTACTAAACCAATCATTTGATTTTTAATAATATGTTTTTGATGATTGATGATAATTTGTGAATTAATATCATTGCTTCCAATTTTATTACATAAAACTTTAACTTTATCATCATCATAATATGTTTTATCATCATGAATAATTCCCATATTGAGAGCAATATTAATTATTTCAGAACGTGTATAATAAGGAGATAAATGTTTAAAATGATAGGTAAACGATGGTCTTTCACATAGAGTTAAATTTTTACCTAATTCACTCGAATATGAATAAATAGTATTAACATATGTATTATATAATATGGATAAATCAAATGATTCCATAAAATCTAATAACATGATAATTTTATTTCTCGTTCTTATTAACATTTTTTCTTCTTGGAAAATTTGATACGATTCCTTTTTGAGTTTGTTAATATCTAATTTTTTTTTCAATTCTTTCTCTATATTTTCAGTATCTCCTTGTAACATAATTAATTGTTCTTCAATTTTCTCTTTTTTATTTTTTAATTTTTCCAGTAATTCTGCTGTTGGAAATCTATAATATTCATGCATTATTTTGTCATAAATATTACTACGATTTACTAAATATAAATTTTCAGTGTAAATATCAAATAATGGAATTTTATTATCTAATCTTGATATTTGTTCTTTTATTTTTTTAATATTAGATGAAATATTTTTCCCAAAAAAATCAGAAATATTATCTTTGTTTTTTTTCATATATTGTTTGACATTAGCACCTGTTGGAACTTTATAATGTTGTTCATATATTTCTGTTAATACTTTTTCATTATCAATATATTCAAAAGTTTTTTTTTCTAAATTATACAAAATAATACTCATTCTTTATAATTATTGTTTTGAAATTATAAAGTTGGTTTTGAATTTATATTAATTTTTACAATAAATTAAACTTTATTTAACATGAATTTCTCAGATGCTGAACCCCAATAATCCCAAATATTAACGCCGGCACGAGATGTACGTTCACTATCAGGATGTAAACATTGTCCTGGATTACTTTTAAGACAAACCTTAACTTGATCTCCCTGTTGAATATAATTATCAGCAAACCAACCTTGTTTTTTAGACCAGAAACCAGCGGTATTATCATTATTATGCATTGCATATTGTTGATTATTATTCTTATTAAATCGTAGATGTTCGTCACCTGTAATCAGTGCCCAATTATTTCCTAATTTTAATTCTGTATCACCATTACAAAATGCTGTTTTAGCACCATTATTGGCTGTTAAATTAGAAACTGCAGCAATATTACCATTGGAATCAATCGTTCCTTTTAATTGGTCACCTTTATAAAATCGACAATGTGTATCAGCTGTTGAAATCTTCCAATCATTCGGTAGTTTTATTTCACCAGTAACTGTTAAATTTCCAGTCAAATTTCCAGTAACTGTTAGATTTTTAACTTTTCCATCACCACCATTAAACAATGGTGCGCAATTTGAAATAGCTTCATTTGTCATATGTTCTGTATTTTCTTTCTTCTCAAATATCAATGCTAATATTATCATATGTCCAACCAACGTTAAAATTAATAATTTTTTATTCAGCAATAATTCATTTCTAAAAAAATACAATTATTAAAACAATAAATAAAATAACTAAACTTAAAGTTATTTTCATATATATTAAATGAATAAAAAAATTATATTTCCAAATTATCTGGTTGATTAATGATTTGTTTTGGTTTTAATCCACAAACATATCCATCTACAATTTTAATACCTCTCTTCCCATCAATTACATTCATCACTACTTTTCTCGTTGGTATCTTTGCTTTATTATATGCTTCGGCATACCACATTCTAAATACAGCATAAAAATCATTTGCTGGAATTTTATCGGATGTTTTTCCTCTGTCGTAATTAGCATCAATAAATTCTGTATATTTATCACTATCATGTCGGAATTTATCTGTTTTCGCTCTGACTTCCTTCGGTGGATTTTCCAATCCTTCTTTTTTGTAAAGTGGATAATACTTGTGAAGTAATAACCACATAAATTCTGTATTCATTTTCTCTAATCTCTTACCTAATTTTTTATCTTTCTTAAATTGATTTGGTAATTCCGGAGTATAATCAACGAATTCTGCCTCAAATGGTATAACGATAATTCTTCGCCATGTACCTTCATCTTGTGCATCAATATCTGGCAATTGATTGCAAACCATAATCATTTTGAATTGTGGTTTATATTTTGATTGTGCTTTGAATAATTGTCGTGATGCTAGTAAATCACCACCAGACAATTGTTTCATCAATGATACATGAATTTTATCATCTTCTTCTGGTTCTTGCATGATAATGAATCTTTTCCCCCTCTTATCTGCTAATTCTGGTGTGGCATTTGATGAACCTCCACGTTTTCTTGTTAAAACGGTATGTTCCAAAATATCATAATATTCTCCAAGTGTTTTTTTGATTAAGTCGGTAAATAATGATTTACCATTCGAATTATATGTTACAATAGTA